TTTGGGTTAAAGTACCATCTGTCCAACCAACTCCAGCTGTATGTGTTAAAAATTTCCAACGGTCTGCAGAAGGATAGCTTCCAATATTTGCACCGCTATTTGCTGCACTTGTTCCACGTTGCCAAATGTCAAAGTTACCGTTAATCAGTATATTCCTGTAGCTCAGCGGTGCTGAGTCAACGATATTCAGGCTCGAGGAATCAATCGCTAGTGGTAAGGACGCGCCGACTGCCGGAGCGTTCAGGGCGTAGGTCAGGCTAGCCGAGGTGAAGTTCGTCACGAGCGGCATTGTCACTTGCAGGTTATTCGACGCGACATCCCAGCTTGGTAGGGTCGTGTAGAGCACGTCGTCGCCGGTGTAGCTCGCCGAGACTTGCCATACGCCTGCGCCGTTCTTCGCTGCTTCAACCGTGTAGTACGCTCTCTGGTTTCCACCGGAGCTGCGAGTGACGTTGAGCTCGCCCTCGAGTTTCAGGGAGTTGTAGTTCGTTACGTCGACAACATTCGTCGCAGCGTTGTTCGACACAGCGATAGTCGTGCGGGCGTTTGCAGCTCCGACCACGACGCCGCGCTTCGGAGCGACGTACAGGCTGGTCGTAGAGCTAGCAACACCGACGGGCAAAGAGACCTGCCCGACAACGGAAGGCTCGGTGACAGTCAGAGCGCCGGCTGTGCTGGCCGAGAGGAAGTAGACTTCGCCTGCGGTCAGGCCGCTGAGGCCGGAGACTTCGCCGGACAGGGTCATTTCGAAGGTGAAGCTTGCAGGAGTGGCATCGACGATACGCGAGACTACGCCCACAACTTCGGCCGTGTTTGCTGCATCTGCCTTGGCACGCTTATAGACTGCGCCATCCAAGTAAAGTACTTCGCCGACTGCGAATGCAGTCTCTGGCGCTACGTAGGCTTGTGTAATCTTGTCGACAGTTCCGCTTCCGCCGATTCCTGCCCATGCTCCGGCTGCATAGCCTTCGAAGCTGTCCGAGTCGGAGTTGTAGCGAATCATACCTTCGACGGGAGTTCCGGGACGCTCGCCTTGGGTACCTGCCGGGAGTTCCAGTGCACCGGTCAATGAGGCCGTAGAGCTAATCTTTTTGCTAAGCAGAGTCTGTGAGGCATCCTTGGTGATGACTTCGCTCTCGGAGCTGGCTGCACCGAGCTTGAACTTGGACGCGAGGGCTGCATCGTACTGTACGCTTGCGATGACTGCGTTGGCGTCGCCTTCGATGGAGATACCTGCGCCGGCTGCGGAGGCAGTTGTACCGCCGTTGTTAAGGAGGATGTTCTTATCTTTGACTTCCAGGTTAGTGGTGTCAATTGTAGTTGTGGTTCCCTGGACAACAAGGTTACCGGGGATAGTGATTGTATCTCCGTTGTCGCCGATAGTCAGTGCACTTGCCGAGCCGAGCAGGAGACCGCCAGGCAGTTGAACTGTGTCCCCGTCTGCACCGATAGTGATAGTCTTATTGGTGTCGCCTGTACCAATCTCGACCAGGTTGACGTTTCCGCCTGTACCGAGTTTGACTTGCTGGGTGTTGGCGCCGTTACCGATATAGAGTTTGCCCGAAGCGCTGGCATTCTCGAGGCCCTTCTCGGTGTCGACCAGCACATTGCCTGTCTCGACCTTGATGGAACCAGCGACGGTCAGCTTCTCTGTAAGGGTAGCTCCGGCGGAGACGCCGATACCTACATCACCTGCACCGCTGATGACTGTCGTCGTGCTGTCTGGGTCAGCGCTGTCCGTGACGACCAGGGCATTTCCTGCGCCAAGTTGTTCAATGTAGACAGCTTCTGCAGGCGTGCTTACTTTTACTTCCAGTTTGTTTGTAGTACGCATAAGGCCGGCCGCGAGGATTGAGCCTGCGCCCGTCGTACTGATGGTTCCGCTCGTAGTCACATTCTGGCTGCCGAAGTCTGGACTAATCTTGGTTCCGGCAATGGCTGCATCAGACTTGACGTTGGCATCTACGATGTTGGAGATGGAGTTGAGTGAAGCATCAAGGGTCTTATTCTTGAGTGTCTGTGGCTGGTTAGACAGGACGATTTCCTGTGTAGCCAATTCCGCAGTATCTCCCATTGCCGGGATTTTCAGTACTTTGTCGGAACTTCCTGTTTGGGGGTCTGGAGTAATCTCAATGTTCTTGCCATTGACAAGAATAATTTTGGTAAGCTGTTCGAGTAGACCGTATAGTCTCATGTTTTAGGCTCCTTCAGATGCGTTTGATGAGTACTCTCCATCCACCTGCGGGAGGCGCTTGTGACGCCGTAAGCAGGACCGTGTTAAGCGTATCACGTGCCATGGAGGAAATCCACACCGTCTCCCCGTCAGCCTTGTCGTATATCTGGATTAGTACGTCCTTGCTGCCGAGATTGTGGGCAACTGAAAGGGAGGCTCCGTCGGCTGTAACCCAGTCCTGCGCAAAGCTTCCGCCGGATAGGTTAACAAGGTCTTGGACCTGCACTTTCTTGAGGGCTCCGGAGTCCGAGGCATCTGCGATGAGCAGGTGGTCGGAAGATGCCGGACTGACTTGTGTCTTGCTTGTGATGGCGTCTGGGCGGAGGTTCAGCTGGAAGCTATTGCCTGCATCGTCATAGGTTTTGGCAATATCATTGGAGTTTACGATGAGGTTTGCGACTGCATCCTGGGCACGCTCGTCTGTGAAGAAGAGGTTGGTCGTGCCTTCAGTCAGGCTGTCTGTGCTGATATTGGCAGCATTGACAGACAAGGTTAGTGTCTCTGCGCCATCTGCAGCTGTAACAGAGACTGTCGAACTACCCTGAACAATTAGTTTGCTCTTCTGGTAAACGCGAGAGTTGGTGTAGTAGAGATTGCTACCTTCGGTCAGGTTTCCTGTGTTGAAGCTTGCCAGCGATACGTTGGCGGCCATTGTGCCTGCGCCGTCATTGTATGCCCAGCTGACTGAGGCAGAGTCAATGAGGAGATTGTCTACTGCGTCGTCGACGGCTTCCTGGAAGTCTGTGATGTTTGAGGCCGTGTGCGTATGTGCGGGCAGGTCTGCCGGGACCAGTGCGCGGAACTCGGGAGCATTGCTCAATCCGTTAGCTGGGCCTGCAAAGACTGTATTGGGTGACTTGTTCTGGAGCGCCAGGGCAAAGGTGCCGGCTGTATTGATTGGGCTTCCTGTTAGGGTAAAGAGCTCGCTTGGCACAGTCATGGCCACGCTTGTCACTGTACCTGAACCTGCAGCTGCGAACCACTTAAGTCCGCCGGCTCCGTCGTATGCGAGAACTTGGTCTGCTGCAGTACCTTGCGCTGGAGGAAGTTTTAGGGTATAGCTTGAATCAAAGCCCCCCTCTGGAGGAGCCAGTTCAATCTGCTTGGGCAGTCCAGTCAGAGAATCTAGCCCTCCAATCTTGACTGACACATAAGTACTGACCGATTGTGCCTCGAAGTCTGCTGCAATTTTGCGGCCTTCGATGCGGTCTTCTGCTGCGTCACTGATGTCCGAGCCCTTGATGGAGTCGGCCAGGTTCAGCTTGCTGTAGGCAATTGCGGCATCTGCTCTGACATCATTGTTTGTAATGCGGTTCTGCAGGAAGAGCGCCTCGTAGGGCACGTTCTGCAGCGTGTTCTTGGTGCCGTCAATCAGCTTGTTCTCGAGCTCAGCTGAGGCTACCCACTTCTGCGCATCGGAAGTATTGTTGACTTCTCCAAGTCCTACGTGCTGTTTCTCGAGGCCGGTCGGAGTGCCCGTGAAGGCTGCATTGTGCAGAGTCTTGTTGGTCAGTGTCTGGACGTTCTCTGTACCGACGACTGCGCCTGCTACGCCGTGTACGCCTGTGGTTGCAGAGTAGTGGGCCTGGAAGTCATTCTGGCTTGCCTTGAGGAGAATCTCTCCCTGCAGTTCGACCAGTGCGGCCTGTACATTGTTTGAGAGAAGTGTAGGGCTTGTCTCGACGGCAATCTTGCTTGCGCTGATGGCTGCATCTGAGGCTACGTCTGCATTCTTGATGGAGTTTGCGAGGTTCAGTTTGGCATAGCTGATGGCCGCGCTTGACTTGATGTTGGCGTTGGTGATGTTACTTAGTGTATTGTAGGTCGCGTCAATAGTCTTGTTGCGCAGTTCATCTGTGCCGTCAAGGGTGACGAGTGTACCGCTTGTGGGCAGCGTGACGTCTGAGTTGGCATCCTTGGAGCTACGAATAGTGATGGTACGCTCTGGCGCAGCATCGGCAGGGTCTTGGCCTAGGATAAGGCTTGCGCCCATCGTAAGGCTGCGGTCCTTGCCTTGCATATCTACGCTGAGCGTGCGGTCCGCCGCAGTGTCGGCTGTACCTGTAAGTGCTGAGTTGTAGCGCAGAATGAAGTGTTTGGTTCCGCCCGGTGCGATGTCCAGGATACGCAGCGTGCCGTTCATCACGAAGTCGTTGGCGTATACACGGAACTTGTCGAGTGGTACTGCCTCAGAGCCTACGTAGAGGTCTGCCGTGCCTGAGCCACCGACGTTGCGGTCTGCGGGGCTGAGGTAGATGTTGGTTTTACTTCTGATACGTACTGAGTCAGTGCTGTCCACGTAGGAGACGTCACCGAGTCGGTCAATAATTTCCAGATTGGCTTTGGCCTCGGCACTGAGGCCGGAACTAAGGAAAAGCCGCAAGTTTCTGGTACGTTGGGTAGCCATTGGTTAGCCTCCGTCAGCTGCATCGCTTGGTCAATATAGCTTAGTTGGAAGTGCTTGTCTAGACTAAGATTGCATGCTTTGTCTAGGCTAAGGTTGCATGCTCCGTCCCTAAGGTTGCATGCTTTGATATGGGCCAAAAGAAAAGGCCCGGGACTGAGCCCGGACCCTTCGACTTTCTGTCTCCGTGAGGAATCAGAAGTTCTTGATGACCACACCTGCTGCAGGGTGAGTACAGAGGAGCGAGATGTTGCCTTCCATGTAGGAAGCAATCTTGCGCTCGTGGCCTCCGCCTTGAGCTGGCTTGAGGTGGAGTTTGCCACCGCCGATGTCTACAGGAGACATCTCGGTGAAGTACAGCTGCATCATTGCCTGGCGGCCAGCGGACTGGTTTGGCAGGGCGTATGCACGCTGTTTCGGGCAGTACTCAGAAGCGATAACTTCGAGTGTGTCGTTCTCGTGCTGGAACACGAAGGACTTACCACCGCGTTTAGGATTGTCTGCAACCATGAAGCGGCGGTCAGTTTCAGCCGATTCAATGAGGTCGTCACGGCGCTCAGGAGAAGCAACCAGCATTGACCACTTGTAGATGCCTTGTCCAACTGCAACCTTAGCGTTGCTCATGCCTTCCTGAACCAGGCTGAGGCTGAGTCCGCCAGAACCGCCACCGTCAACGACAGTACCAGCTGTAGCACCGCTCATGTTGATTCCGTGAACCACGCGGCCATCGTCAGCCAAGAGTGTCTCGAGGCCAGGGAATACTTCGGTGAGGGTTCCCCAGTCAGCGATAGCTGCGGTCAAGTCTGGAATGGTTTCTTGTCCTGCGCGGTAGATGAGGTCGGTTGCGCCGACGTCGTTTGCTGCAGTGATGCTCAAAGGCAATCCGTCTGCGTCCACTGCTTCCACAACAACCTTGTCGGTCTTGCGGCTACGGCTGACAACACGGAAAGCTGCCACAGTTCCTGCCGAGACAGTCACTGCCTGGTTAGCGCCAGCTGGAGTCTTGAAGAGGACGAGGTCATCGTACTCGAAGAAGCCGATGTGGCCACGTGCAGTAGAGAGTGCGCTGAGCGTCACTTCCAACTTGCCGCCGGAAACTGCAACAGAAGCTACAGTACCGATAACGCCCGAGCCGTCTCCGTAGAGGTCAGCTGCGATACGGCGCTTAGCTGCAATAGCTTTCGACTGCATTTCGAGAGCGAGAGGCTCTGCATACTTGAGTGGGCTGTTGAGTGCCTTCTTGTAGAGGTTATACTCAATCTCAACCGTAGCGTCGATTTCCTTAGCTACAGCAACCTTCTCGCCAACGCCGATGCGCTGAGCATTTGGGAACTTTTGGCTGAAGTTAGGATTGCGGTACTGAACGGCTGCAGGCCCGAGTGAAGTCTGGAGCAAGAAGCGTTGCTCACGCCAGTTGGGGTCGCCAACGCGGAACTTCTTGACCATTTCAAAGTCGGGGAAAGTCTGGTTCAACTGATTGAACACACCCTGGGTGAATGCGATTTGGAGAAACTGACCAAGTGGTAGATTCCCGATAGGACTATATGCCATGAATTAACTCCTTTTCACAGCGACTCTAAGGAAGCTGTGGACTGTTTTACCTTACTCTGCCAGACAACATGCTGGCCAAAGCTGCAGACCAATTGCCGTCAGCTATGTTCTTCTTAAATGATTCCGAATCAGTTTGTCTACTCCCTTGTACTGTCTGGGCCTTAGCTGCCACCTTGGTAGCGGCCTGAGCCTTGCGGGTTTCACTGGCTGCGGCGGCCTCTTCGCGTGCCTTCACCTGGAGTGCACCACGAAGTGATTCTGCAACCTCTTGAAATACCTTACGAGTTACTGCTGGAGTGACTGCTTGTTTGCCTTGCTGTTCCTCGATGCTGGAGAGAATGTCGATGGCTTCTGACCAGACCGTGCGGTCAAGTCTGTCCTCGAGTTGCTCATTTCCGAGAGTTCCAGCGAAGCGGACCTTGTCAAAGGCTGGGTTGACGATGGATTGGAGCTGTGCTTCCTCGGCTGCCGCTCTTTCCTTGGCGACGGCTTCCTCGCGGTCCTTGAGGCGCTTTGCTTCGACAGCACGCTCCCGCTCCATCTTGTCCAGTCTTTCCTTGAGTTGAATACGTTCCAGCTCATCGGGGGAGGCATCGCGCTTTGCCAATTCCCTCTGAAGCTGACTACTTAGCCATTTCTGATATGCACCTTGCTCTGCCGCAAGGAGGTCGACCAATCCCTCAATTCCTTGAGTCTCATAGGCATTCGAGACTGCATCCCATGCTTCCTTCACATCCTTGGAGGAAGTTTCCTGGGCTTCCAGTTTTGCCTTGAGTTGGTCACGTTCTGCCTGCCACTTGCGTGCGCCGGCTGCCATGGAAATGGCCTTCTTGATTGCATCCCGATTGTTCCAATCAATCTTAAGACGCTTGCGTCCGGTCTCGTCGGTGAGGTCGATGTACTCGACTTCGCCTTCAGATGCGTCAGCCTTGGCGGTTTGTTCTGAACCTGCCTGTGCTTCGGCCTCGACGTCCACTGGAGCAGACTGAGCCTCCGGTGAGTCGATGTCGACGGGTGATGGGCCTTCTGCCGAAGAAGCGTCTACACCGGGTTCGCCGGCAACCGAGTTGCCTCCGACCGTTGCAATATCTTCTCCTGCTCCGCCCCAGATGTTTGGGAAAGCTGCTGCTTCTGGCTGACCAGACATACCTTATTCTCCTTTCTACGTCCCATTGGAAGGATAGTAGAACTTGTCCCTTGCGGGTTTAGCGTGCGTCCAAGACCATCCTGGATAGCACGAAACTAGAATATGTATTTACGAGTGCGGTGTCAAGCATTTACGCTGGGCCACCGGGGAGTGGAGGCATCCCGCCGCCAGGTGGGGGCATTCCGCCGCCTGGAAGTGGAGGCATTCCGCCGGGTGCGGCAGGTGCTGTTCCTGCAACCTTGGAGGCTGCCATGTCCTCACGTTCCGTAATGTGTTGCTCGATGAGCTTGCGTGTCGTATCCTTGAGGTACTTGAATTCCGCAGTCATACGGTATGTGTATGCAAATGCCAACATGTTGACATGGTCTTCGAGCTCCTCCGGTGCGATGTACTCGCCGGTTATGCGCATCTGCTCAAAGATTTCGCGCTGGCGGGTCTCTGCCAGTTCGAGGTGGTCGTAGGCATTCTCGAGCTCAGCCAGCTTGACGAGCTGGAGCATTTTGCGGGGAGATACGCCTGCTTGTTGGAAGAGTGGCATCATCTGCAGAATCTCTTCACGACGTGTGATTGGGTCGAGCGAGAGAGACGCGCCGTATTCTGCAACAATATCAAAGCCTGATGCAATGTCCGAGCCAGACAGGTTGAGTGACTCGAATGCTTTCTCTTTGCCTAGTACGTTGATTGTACGTGTCTCTTTCCAGTTCTCTACGATGAGGGAGAGATAGGTTTTGTAGAGCCACTCGACGACTGCGATGTCCTTGTTGAACAGACGCTTACGAATCATGTTGGATTGCTGGGTTGCGTACTGGAGACTGAAGCCTGATGTCTCGCGCTTGACGTCGCCCATCACGGCCTCATTGATTCCGCATACATCGTCTATGCCTTTGTCCATGCGGTCTGCAATGTTGGGCAGAGCAGCTGGCATGGGCAGTGGTTCCATGAAGTTTGGCGGGATGGAGCCTGAGTACTTGATGACATCCCAGGTTGAGTTGGTGATGGATTCATCTGAGATTTCGGCAGATTCTGGGAGAACAAGTCGAGCTACACCGTGTGCCTGGAGAATGTCCAGCATGACTGAGTCAATGCGATTCTTGGCATCCTGCATGGGACCTGCATAGGACACAATGCTCATGCCCCAATAGGTTCCTGGTACATCAATGTCTGTCAGGATTTGGTAAGGGAGATGTGCACGCTTGGGTCCTGGACTTCCGTCCTTGAGTTTTTGGCTAAACCGTTGAGGGCTTACAGATGGCGCGGTCAGCAAGGTTCCATCCTCGAGGCACCAGCAATAGCGTCCCTGCATGCCATTCATCGGAGTGCCCTTCTCCCAGTATTGGAAGACACGCACTGAGTCGTAGCGGAACTTGTTGGCTACGGAAGACTTGCTGCCTGCGTAGTCATTTGTATACTCTTCTTCTGAGTTCTTTTGACGAAACTTTTCCAGGGCTTCAAGCTTATCGGGGAAGAGGTAGGATGCTTCCTCGTAACGCATGTCGAATTGCTCGAACACGTGCGTCACTTCGTCCCAGGTTGCTGCTGGTTCTGGAAAGATGTTCCATACTGAAGGGTTGGAGATGCTGATGTCTCCGCCCATCTCCACTTCCTCGGTCTGCTCATCGTACGATACGATGTCGCCCAGGTTTGGGTCGTACATGCATTTGACGAAGCCTGAGCCATAGACGAGTGTCTGTAGGTTAAGTTGGTCCTTGCGCTCCTGCAGCTTGTACTGACGAATGCCGTAGCGTACTAGACGGTCGGCTGCATCGGCAGCTGCACGGTCACCTGGGTCAGGCGTAGCTGGACGGGCAATGACTGTAGGAGGGTTGGCAGACATCTGGCTATGGATAAAGCGCAGATTCTTCATAACACGGTTGATGGCAATATCAGCAGACGTCTGGTCGTTCTGGTATGCTGCAGCCTCGCCGTCCGTATCAAAGCTTACGGATACGTCTGAGTTTGCAATGCCCGAAGCACGGGTTGCATACACAATTCGCTCATTCTCTTCCCATTGTCTTTCCTGACGGGCACGTGCCTGCTTGGCAAACTGAAGACGGCGAGCAAGTTCTGGTTTGACTTGCTCAGGATTGTTCCACCACTGCAGGCGTACTCGGCTCATCGGATGCCTCCGTAAATCTTAGTTAGGGCTTTTTTTCGCCCTTGGTTGCCTTGCGGGCGGGCATTGGGAGCCGCCGGACGGTAACGATGGAGAGGGCCATTCCTTTGCCCGACTTTTTCTTTCCTGCCTGACATTTCTCGCAGCCGCATTCTTTCTCGCGCATTTCGATTACCTCGACTGACCTGAAGTATTTCTTTCACTCGGCGCAGGCGTCGCTGAGACTGTCTTACCATGCGACGAGCTGCAAGCCAATAGAAACCTGCAAGTAAGAATAACACAAGAGAAAAGAGTAAGCAACCTACCGCCATGGCTTCCCCCAGACTCGGCCTCTGTGTTTGATGCCTTGACGTTGGCGCGGGGCTAGTGGCCCCTGCTTCTTCGTCTGATATTCTGCTACCTTACGTTTTTGGTTTGCCGTACGGAGGTCGTGCCAATAGTCGGTCGTGAAGGTGACTCCCTCGAACTTTGGCATGCAATCTAGGAAGTATACAGCCGAATCGTGAAGGTGGTACTTGTGGCTCTTGGCAATCTTGTTGTCTGCCGTGTCTGACCAATGCATGTTGGTAAACTCAGCTACGAGGTCCTGACACCAGGGGGCTAGGAAAAGTTGCTGTCCTAGTGCCATCTGCATGGCCTTAATCATCTCCAGCTTGCGGTGGGCCTTATTGACTACAGGCGTGTAGTGTAGGCCGTGCTTGACGGCTGCATCGGCATACCAGGGGCAGGCGGAGTCATAGATGCGGCGGACAATGTTTAGTCCCTGAGTGCGCATCTTGACGGCTACGATGTACTCGTCGGTGTCCCGTAGCCCTGAGAGGTACTCTGCGCGGACGCAATACCAGCGACCATTGCTTGGGTCTTCTGCCCAGATTGTAAGGCCGTGGGCACTGCGTGCCGCAGGGTCTGAACTCTCTACGTGACGCCACGCTGGACTGTAGTGTGGAGGCAGACTGCGTACCATGCTTTCTGGGTCGAAGTAGTAGACTGCGTTCTCTACGCTCATCCACTCACCCTCGAGACGACATCTACGGACGTGCTCTGGGTACAGGGACATTTCCTCGAGAATCTTTGCTTGCTTCTCTATTGTGTACAGTGGGTTGTCAAACATGTGAATCTTGAACATCTTGCCCTGCGTTTCCGGCAGGTGGTCACAGAAGCTGCGAATCTCGTTGTTGACGATGAGGGGTGTAAAAGTAGCCCAGAAGTAGCCGTCGCGTGCCTGGATACGTCGTAGGGCCTCGCTAAAAAGTTCCAGTGAGTTGGGCATTTCGTCAATCCAAACGCCGTGTGCCGTGTAGGATTGGATACGCTCACGGGCTTGGTTCACGTTCTCGTAGGATTGAAACAGGATTGTGTTGCCTGTAGGTTTGTGTACGACTTTTTGTAGGATGTTCCCTGCACGGAATTCGTGGAGCTCTGAGGGGTCAATGTAACTCTTGATACGATAGTAGAGTGACTCTTCAATAATTTTACCGCTCTTGCCTAAGACTAGAATCTGTAGACGCTCCTGTCCCCACTCTGCAGGTCGTTGCCAGAAGGGGTGTGTCTCCGTAAGCATCCAGCTAAATGTGCGTGCGCCAAGCGTGGTTTTGCTTGACTGGTTGCCCCCGCGTACAATGGTAATCTTATGTTGACCAAAGGACTCAAGGATTTGCTGCTGCTTATCGCTAGGTTTGGCGTCCAGATTGTGCGGGTCAATGGCAGAGCTGCGCTCAATCTTGTCGAGCCTGCGTAGTGCCAGTACCATCTTCTTTAGGTTCTTGTCACTCATCGTCTTCCTCGCCCTTGTTTGCTATGCGGAAAATGGGAGGCAGAATGAGTAAGCCAAAGATACACAGTAGGAATATAATCCAGCCTGGGACTACATCGTAGGAATGGATGAGGCCGAGTACTGAATAGTACCCGACCCAGTGGATGAAGGAGTTGATGTAGATAAGAAGGACCTGCTTTGGCTGTTCGCTCATTCAACCTTTCTCGGGCAGACTGCAAAGGGTTCCCTCACAACCGGATACTTCTTGGCGTGAATCGTAGTCTGTCCAATAACGAATTTCTCCCAAGTCCAGATTGATTGCAAGTACTTTTGACTCGAGCTCTTGGTATTTGGCCTCGGAGATTGCTTCGTAGGGAGCCTGTATGTAGGTGTGCGTGTCCTGCGGCAGGAGGGAGATTCCCGAGTAGGAGTTGCGGTTTTCCCACATCCAGTCCTTGAGTATCTCGTTGTCCTGTCCATCCTTGTAGTAGCAAGTAAGCGAGACGTTGTGTGTATTCGGTCCACGGTTATGGCCTGGCTTAATCCAGTTCTGGTGGACGAACTTGGCTCGCTCAAGCTGCTCGAGGCAGGATTCCTCGCTGGCAACAATGCCGGACATCTTGATGGGCAAGCCGATACACAGGAGAGAGGGCTGGAATTGGTCCTCTTCCACGAGTTCCTTTGGCAGCTTTTGTTGTAGGTAGATTGCCATAGGGTCATCCTTGGCGATACGGACACGGCGTAGGTAGTGTGGTGCATAGGCTCCATGGATGCCTGCCGTGGTACCAAGCACAGTCGAAGTCGTGCCTGAAGGTTTGGTTGTCGTGATACGTGCTGCAAGATTTATGCCCAGTTCTTTGGCCAGCTCATTGTTCCAGAGTTTGGTCATGTCTGCTATTTCTGCAATATCCCAGCTCTGCATTCCCTGCCAGTTCTGTGCCTGTCCTGTGATGGATACACCGAGCAGTGCATCTTCCTCGGCAACCTTTTTCCAGCGAGGATTGACGTAGGTAAAGTTGGTCAAGGATGCCTGGAAGGTACCAAGCACGGTTGCGTAGTAGGCAGCCTGTGCGAAGTCAAACTCGTTGGTACACAGGGATGCATTGATTTCTGTCAGGTTGCAAAGTCCTTGAGATTGCAAACTAATCTCGGCGCATGGATTGACTCCGTAGTTCTTGTCGTGTGTCCAGAAGATGCCTGGCTCACCTGACTTAGACTCAAGGCACATGTTGAGTACGTGGTCAAACTCTTCACGGGTTGTCTCGCCGTGAATGAGGACGGCTGAGTTGTTTGCACGTGCACGTTGAGGATTGCGCTCCCACCACGAACCGACCTTGGCGTAGAGCATCTCCTCGTCTGTACGGTCGAACAAGGAGATGAGAGCTGCACGGCGGACTCCGCCTACAACCACACAGTTGGCGATGTGACATATGATGTCATGTACTTCGAGTGGACGGAGTTTTCTTCCAACGGCGTTAGATAATATGCTGCGAATCTTCTCATGGGTTATACGTAATGACTCCGGGCCGGACGCTGTGCCGCCGGTGGAGAGACGTGCCCCATTTGGACGAATCTTATCATAGTTGAAGATGACGTCGGGATTGTTGAGCAGGGCGAGTACTGAGTCGCACCAGCCTTCCTTGGAATCTGGGATGACGAATATGTGTGTAGATTCGCTAGCTTCAATCTTTGGAAGCTGGGCAATGTGGTGACGCTGTACGGAGAAGCCTGCGCCAGTTCCACACATCAGTACATAGAATACTTCTGCAATGGATTGAAAGCTTTCGATAGCAGTGAAGGAGCAGTTGTATGCCTTCATGTTTTCCTTGGCCAAGCCTGGACCTGCAAACTGAAGCATGCGCATGGATGGTACGATTTGCTTGCTGGCTACTGCCTTGCAGGCTCGGGCAATGAGGTCATGTTGTTTGGATGGGAGTTGGTCTACCAAGAATTGCTCGTAGCGTTGGACTACTTCGGTCCAGCTTTCCTTGGTGCCATTTGTTGGTTTGACTTGGCTGTAGGTTCTGTAGAAGGCGAGGTCAGAAAGAATCTGTGCTGTCCGTTGCATAGTTACTCCTTCGTCCATCTCTGTGAAATCAGAGTGGTTTTTGGAGTATAACAGAGGTTGGACGCTTGGTCAAGTGCTCTCTAGTGTCGCCAGTCGACGCTCAAGTTCCAGAACTTTGGCTTCCAACTTTTCCACATTAGTTTTGGCTTGTTCGATGGTCATGCTGGACTGGATACGGAAGTTGACCAAGTTGTTCTGAAAGCTGGCATGGGGACAGACGAGCTCTACTGTATTGGCCGAGGCGCTGGAGTCTGTCGATACAAGGGCAGTCATTACAACTTCGGATGCACCTTCTGGGCCTCTTGCTGAGGAAGGCTCGCGAGAGAGTTGGATACGCTGCATTCCGGGGAAGACTCCGGGGTCTGTGCCGAGGTGGAGGAGATAGGTTCCCGGACCTGGGCTTGTCCCTACATAGGATACTCGAGAACGGTACCAGGAGGCGCCATTAAGGGCGTCTGCTTGCGGAAGCGTGTAGAGTGAGAGGAAGGGTAGCTTATTGGTATAAGTTGTAACTACGGCCCAGAAACTGCTTACCTGGCCGAGCTGTACTGTTTGCTGTGTGTAGCTAAAGAAGTACCAGTTAATCTTTTGGCCGGCTGTCGTATTCTTGAAGTACCAACCTTCTCGTCCTGAGGGGTCGGCAATCGGAGCTGCGCCATCTGCATAGACCTGCGCGTTTGACTCATAGACTGTATTGGCCGGAGCGACAGAGCTCTTGTCCATGAGGTCAAGTCTCTGCCACTGCGTGCCGTTGTGGATAAGCCAATCGCCTGCATCCGCTTCCAGGAATGCCTTCCCAGAAGTGGAGCAGACGTAGTATTGGCCTTTTCTACCTGTTGCGTGTGAGAGGCTAGGCGTATTGGTGGAGGCATTCCAGGTCCCTTGGTACTCCAGTACCCCGAGTTTACGTGCAAATCCTTGCAGAAAAGACATGGATGCCTCCTACTAATTAGGCGAGATATTTGACGTACACAACGTCGCCTGCGCTGAGTGCCTCATTTCCTGGGTGAACCAAGGAGTTGAGGAAGGTCAGTCGGCTTGCGCCGCCCACAGTCGAGACAGTGAAGTCTTCCGTTGCGCCTTCGTGAATCATCAGACGGCCAACCGAAGCCACGATGGACTTGGGCACTACGACGTGGTCGAGTGTGATGTAGCCATTGCTGATGTCTGTGCTGGTCAGTGTACGTTTGACGTGGCGGAACTCGCGGGCTTCCAAAGCCGAGATGCGGGAGTTGTGTGCCGAGTCAGTCGATGCACGGGCCGAAGCTTCAGCCGATACTTCTTGGTCGACGTACGCTTTGCTTGCTGCATGTTTGCCCAAGGTAGGCATTGCGGCAGAGCCGTTGCTTTCCTGGAGGTTGATGAAGCCTGCGCCGATGAAGGTCTGAGCTCCGCCGAGGTTTACGCCGGCTTCGACCTTGATTGCGCCGCCTGCCATCTCTGTCGAGAGAGTGTCAGCCGAGACAACACCGAAGACTGCGCTGGACTCAGAAGCGTCGAAGTGTGCGACGGTCTGGCCGGAGGGGTTCTTAACCTTGAGGTCAGCATTCTGGAAAATCAGCTCGCCAGTGATTGTATCGCCAGCTTTGTTGACTTTCAGGGCTTCAGCTGCGAGAGCGCGAACTTCTTCAGCCGATACTGCTGCTGCTCTTGCTGCAGCCTCTGCATCAATGTTTGCCTGGAGCGTAGCTTCAGCTGCGGCTGCGCGTACTTCTTCAGCATCAACTTCTGCCTGAACTGCTGCGATGTTGCTTGCAACGGTCGTAGCAAAGTTCTCGTCGCCGCCCAGTGCGTCGCTGAGTTCCTTGAGAGTGTTGAGCAGGGCAGGAGCCGAGTCAACCAAGGCTGCGACTTGTGCATCGGTGTAGCTGTTAGCGGAAGCGAGAGTAGCGGCGTCGCCTGCAACGCGGGCTGCGGCCTCTGCATCAATGTTGGATTGCAGTGTCGAGTCAGCTGCGGCGCGTGCCGAAGCTTCGCTGGATACTGCAGCGGCGCGAGCTGCAACTTCTGCGTCGATTGAACCTTGCAGTGCGGAGTCTGCGGCCGTACGAGCGGCTGCCTCAGCGGCTACTGCAACAATACGTGCAGATTCTTCGTCAGCAATGTCCTGTGCAAGGGCTGCTTCAGCGGCAGCTGCACGGACTTCCTCTGCGTCGAGTTCACTCTGGAGAGCGGCTTCTGCAGCCTGTGCTCTGGAAATCTCAGCATTGAGGTTGGAGGTTAGGGTCGAGTCAGCGGCTGCACGAGCTGCTTCTTCAGCAGACAGGGCTACTTCAAGAGCTTCTACTTGGTCAGCCAAGGATTGGCCAATGGACTCTTCGAGGGCGGTGATGGAAGCCTGCAGGGCGGCGTCAGCGGCCTGGCGTGCACTAGCTTCAGCGGAGACTGCAGCTGCGCGAGCGGCGGCTTCAGCATCAATGTTGGACTGAAGTGAAGAGTCTGCTGCTTCGCGTGCAGATGCCTCAGCAGAGATGGCTGCAGAGCGAGCTGCGGACTCAGCCGAGATGGAGGCAGACAGGGCAGCTTCTGCTGCGAGTGCGCGGGACTCTTCTGCGTCTACTTCAGCCTGGACTGCAGCAACGGCTGCGGCGCGGGCAGAAGCTTCAGCCGAGACAGCTGCAGCACGAGCAAGTTCTTCTGCATCAATTTCAGCTTGCAAGTCGCCAATCTGGCCGGCGATGGTTGCAGCGAAGTTGGCATCTCCGCCGAGAGCATCGGAGAGTTCTTTGAGAGTGTCAAGGACTTCTGGTGCAGATGCAACCAAGTCAGCAATCTTTTGGTCAGCGTATGCTTTGGCATCAGCTTCAGCCTTAGCGACCGAGCCTTCGACTGCAGCATTGCCTTCGAGTGTATCGAGGCGACCAGAGAGAGCGGAGTCAGCAGATGCACGGCTTGCAGCTTCGGCAGAGACTGCGGCAGCTCTGGCTGCAGCTTCGGCGTCGATGTTGGCTTGCAATGCAGAGTCAGCGGCTTCGCGTGCGCTAGCTTCAGCTGCGATAGCAGAAGTGCGGGCTGCGGCTTCAGCAGAAACTGCGGCTGCACGGGCAGCGGCCTCGGCGTCAATATTAGCCTGGAGAACACTGTCAGCAGACTCGCGGGCGCTAGCTTCGGCAGAAACTGCAGCAATGCGGGCGGCTTCTTCTGCGTCAATCTCAGCTTGGAGGGCAGCTTCCGCAGCCTGAGCGCGAATTACTTCTGCGTCCAAGTCTGAAGCAAAAGCAAGTTCATCGCCGTTTGCCAAGACTTCGCCGTTGGGGCCAATCTTGAGGAGCTCAATTTCTATGCCGTTTTCGTCAATGGCGCGTAGGGCTTCGCCTTGACGGAGTTTAATCTTGGAGCCGTCAACGGCTTCATTCGAGATAAATTTACCTTTAATTTGTAATGACATGCATGTTCTCCTATAGGCCAGTGAAGCCTGGCTACTCGACTATACACAAGGGTAATTAGATAGTCCAGTACGTGACGCGCAGATAGTCGCCGACGGAAGGGGCCTCTGGTTGGTTTGAAGCTAAGTTGCCGGAAAAGGTAATCCGGAGTTTGCCGGTACCGGGGGCGCTCGTCAAAATGAAGTCTACATTCTGGAAAAAGGCCAGGCGGCCAATGAACAGGTTGACCGAGTTGTTTACGGCATTGGTCGTGTTGAGTTCGACGTAGCCATTCTCGATGTCCTGCTGCACTAGTGTAAACTCCTGGACCGTAACAGTCAGGGTAGAAAGGATTTGCAGGAGGGCATCCTGCATGTTGGTCGCTGTGAGGTTAGTACCCGTAGGGTCAAAGGGGACAGCGGTAGCGGGCTGCGTAATCGTAATATGACGAATCATGCGAGCTCCTGAATGACGGCCGTATTGTTTGACGTATTGGAGATAAGGAATATGCCAAGGTCACCGACAGCCATGTCCATGGTTGCGCCTGGATAGAGGGGACGACCATTCTGTACAGTGACGCCTTCTGGGCCGATGTAGAGGATACCTGGGCCGTTGTTGTGGATTGTTAGGTGTTGACGGAACGACAGACGTACTTCACCAACCTTGGCCTCCACCTGAACGGTGCCAATGACGCGAGTGCCAGCAACGTAGCCGGATTCTAGTATGTCTGCGCGGTCGGCATTATCTACGATTGGCATAGGCTCCTCACGACCACAGGATAGCTTCTACCAGACTATTAGCCTTAGTAGACTGCATGTAAATGGTGACTGTTACGCCGTTTGCAATAGAATTCTCGCTCCAGTAACTTCCCTTTGGCAAAGTAAAGTAGGTAGTACCTGATGTACCTTGAGTAAAGGCAATCTTGAGATTGCAGTCTCGTGGCTTCAGGATAAAACGCTTGGTGTTTGCAGGGAAAGTGAGCTCGTATTCTTCGTTGGCAACTTCGATTGGGAAGTTGAGAATGGCTGGCTGACTGACTGTCTCGAGCGTCAGATTGATGTTGTCTGACGTGAGTGCAAGAGAAAGTGAGCCGCTTGTTCCGCTTGTACTGAAACTCATTCCCCTGCCTCCATGTAGCGAATATCCATACCGACACTCGTTCCTATTGCATATACAGCCTGTCCACCTGCGATGTCAATAACTATTGATTCGCCGGGTGCAACGGGGAATCCTGTGGCTGTGTTGGCCTCGGCTAAGGAACCGCCGATGTACAACGTGCCGTTGGATAAGTTTTTGATGAGGACCGAGGAACGGTTCTCAGTGGTGGCGGGAATGAGGACTGCGGGAATGGTTCCGTGCAACACACGTTTGGAGGAGAGAGTTCCGGGTGCAATAATTTTGGTTGAGACCTGACCAGAGCTGATACCACGCACATGTACTTCGTAATCGCATGGGCCGTTGTAGGTACACTCTAGCTCGATGAGCTGCAGCGTGGGCGAGACTGTCTTGATGACAAGTTCTGGTGTAGACGTATTGATTTGTGGAAAGTCGAAGAGTTTCTGGCGCTTTCCGTCTTCCGTCAATGTGTAGACAGAAATGTTCAGTGAGCCCATGATTGAGTTCACGAACAGGGAGATGAGTGCACCCTCGGATGCAATGGAGACAAGCTTACTGGTCGAGCCGGCGCTAGCTGGGGCTTCTTTGATGGCCGTGATTGTACGTCCGGCTTCTACCGAAGCGTGCTGGTTGACCGTATTACGCCTTGCCATTGGTCACCTTCCGTTTCCTGGATTTAACCTTGGGAGTCAGGGAGACACGCTCGTCAAGTGCGATGACTTCCTTGGCGTCGAATATGACCAGGATGCAGGTATTCTTGTCGTATACATGCAGGGCCGTATTGTCTTCTTCCGTAATGATGTCAGTACCTTCGACAATGTAGATGTCACCTTTGCTGTTGGTGATGCGCCAAGTCGTAGTCTTCTTGGTGCTGGTCTGAGGTAGAGGTAGGGTCTTGAGGGTCACTTGTCTTCCTCCGACTTAGAGGTTGTGAGAAGAATGGGTGCCTGCTTTTCAATGTAGGCACGGAGTTGTTCTGGGGTCATTTGGTTGATTTGCGTATCTGCAACCTTCTCTGTGCGGCGCTTATTGGCCAGGTCAGAGAGAACCTTAATCATGGCAACACGCGCAGACTGAGCCTTGGGGTCCTCGTTCTGGAGGATTTGCTCGGCTGCATCGAGGGCCAGGTCGAATAGGTACTCGATGCGCTGGAGATGCTCGTGCTTGTTACCGAACCAGACGCGGAACTGTGGATTCTGCAACCATGCTGGAAGGGCTGGGCACTGCAGGGTACGGGCTAGCTCGTATGGGTCATGCGAGTCTAGGTCCTCGAACAATGCCTGCTCAGAGACCAAGGCCCAGTAACGGGTCTTGGCTTGACGCTGCATAGGGAGTGGACGGAACGCTTGGCCAAGAATCTTGGCTGTCTCGTCTACGCTCGGTTTTGCAGCCTTGCTTTGCTTGCGAGTTTTTTCTGTTGACACTGCCAGTACCTCGTTGCGTCATTCAGTCGAGTCGGAGTAGCTCCAGGAATCGACTGTACCAGATGGAGCCAGCTTGGCAAGTCCAAAGATTGGTGGACCCAGAGGAGGTTGAGCATGGGGCGGTAGGTGTTGCCCCTCTGCCAGACGGTAGGAAGTTCAAGCTTTTTACGGGGTTTGTCCCTAAGTTTCCGAATTGTGTTGGCCAGGACTCCCTGTGCACGGTAGCACTGAGCCTTGACGCCTTGGCAGTAGGTTTTGGAGGTCTTGAAGAGGAGTCCAAGTCGTTGAAGTTGTTTGAGGAAACGGTTGACCTGCATCACGTCAATATTGAGTTGTTTGGCAATGCGGTGCTGGGATAGGCCGTATCCAAGGGGGTTGAGCAGGTTCCAGCAGGACAGGAGGAGGCGAAGCATGGAACGCTGAGCCTCGGTCTTGGCGAGGTGCT